CGATGGTGTTACTACAGAAGCTTTGATGACAGGGTTATGTACTGGCCTCCTTTGGTTGCTAGTATCTTTTACTCCTCTAGGTGATGTGGGTAAGTAGTATTGTTTAAGTAATAAAATGAGGTTATTAAAGTGGAGTTAGAGTCACTAAAGGAATTTGCAACTGTTCGCCAGTGTCAGGTTATTGACGCTATTCAAGAACATGGTAGCCAGAGCAAAGCAGCTAAGGCTTTAGATATTAACCCACGCACCTTAGAGAGATCATTACAGACAGTCAAGCGCCAGGCTTCTAGACGCGGCTGGAGTCCATCTCACGACATGACGCATTCAGTACCAGATACCCATGTAGTAAAGGGTGTATCAACCTTCTACGATGAGGATTCTAAGCCTATTAGACAATGGGTCAAGAGTGACCTAAAGAAACAAAGCCAAGAGGACGCTCTACAGTCCTTTGCAGAGGGTTTGGTTGAAGACCTACCCAAGTACCAGAGTTTACCATCTAAACCGCTTACAGACATACCACAGGCTCTTACAGCCTATGTAATTGGAGATGCTCACATTGGCATGAAGGTTACAAAGGAACGTAATGGCGATAGTGATTGGGATTTATCTATAGCTGAGCGCGTTACAGTAGGAGCTATTGAAAAGTTAATCCAGGCTTCTGGGGGTTCAGATACAGCTTTAATGTTAGACCTTGGTGATTTCGGTCACTCAGACAATCTTAACAATACAACCAGCTCAGGCCAAAACCATATGGATATGGACGGGGACTACGGGGATTCCGTAGCTGCTCAAGTTAGGGTGTATAGGCGATCTATTGATTTACTCCTGGCTGCTCACAATAAGGTTATTCTGATGCAAGTTAGAGGTAATCATAACTCTTCTACATCTCGTTGTATGAACGTAATGCTTAAGGCCTTCTATGAGAATGAGCCTCGCGTAGAGGTGATGGATAACGCACATAAGTTTCAGCACATAACCTATGGCAATAACCTTCTTGTGACTCACCACGGGGATCGTATGAAGCCTCAGAGGGCCGTTGAGTACACTGCTAGGTCTTTATACAAGGAATGGGGTCAGTGCGAGCATAAACATCTATTAATGGGGCATATTCACCATGCAACCTCTATTGAACTGGCTATGCTTTGTGAAACATTTCAAGCTCTACCTGCTGGAGATGCGTGGCATTCTGACTCTGGCTATGGTGCTAAACGCACTATGACGGCAATTGTGTATGATAAAGAGCATGGTGAAATCCAAAGGCATAAAGTTGGTATAGGTCAACTATCCTAAATCTGATATAATTAACACTTAGTTAACCTTAACAAACACATGGACGCGAAATGTCAGAGCAACGACTAGACAGAATAGAAGGAAGTATAGACAGGCTAACTGGCAAGATTGACGATATGGCGGTAGTGGTTACTGCCTTAGCTCGTATAGAAGAGAAGCACGTAGCTGTAGCTTCACGCCTAGATCACGTTGATAATAGGCTTAATAAGCACTCTAACGAGATTGATAGTATTAATGTAGCTGTGGCAAGTAACACCCATAAGACGGCTGCTAGTGAATGGTTTATCCGACTACTAATTGCTACAGCAGTTGGTGGTATCGGCTACATGATGAGATCTTAATGTTTAAACTTGGAAAGAACTCTTTAAATAACCGATCTGGTGTAGATCATCGACTTATAGAAATTAGTGATCGTGCTATACAGATTAGTATTATTGATTTTGGTATCCCAAGTTCTGGTGGCTTGCGTACCGTTAAAGATCAAGCCGCATTGTTCACAGCAGGCAAGTCAAAGGCAGATGGACGCACCAATAAGAGCTACCACCAAACAGGCAGGGCATTGGATGTGTATGCTTACGTTGACGGCAAAGCCAGTTGGGAAAAAGAGCATTTGGCAATAGTTGCTGTTGCGATGATGCAGGCAGCTAATGAGTTAGGTTATAAGCTGGAGTGGGGTGGGTTGTTTGTATCGTTTACCGATATGCCTCACTTTCAATTAGGAGAGTAGTATGGGTATTATAGCGTCACTATTTAGTGGTGGTGTTGTTAGTTCAGTTGAGCGTATCGCTTCAGAGTTTATTGAAACGGATATGGAGTCAGCAGAGGCTAAGGCACTAATGATCAAAACCTTAGATCCCAACGGATTAATGAGGCGTGATCTATCCCGTTTTGCTTGCTGGGCTTATGGGTTCTACTTGATTGCTATGGTAGGTTTAAGCTTCATGGTAGCGTTTAGCATTGGTGATGTGGTTGGTGCTAAGGATGCCGCTGGTATGATGGTAGGCTTATTTACTCCAATAACGGCTTCTTGGGCCGCTATTGTTTCTGCTAGTTTTGGCGTTAATGCTGCAAACTCGATCAAGGGTAGACCTTAAATAGCAGCAAGCTTCTCATTTAATAAGGCAGCTTTAGTGGCGTAAAAGTCACTGAACTTGCTACCATTGTCTATAGCATCAAGGTAAATCTGACGCTCTTGTTTAAGCTGATCTCTAAGGCGTGACTTCGCTATCTTCTCTTTTAAAGTTAATGCCATTGGTAAAATCTCATTAGTATTTCCCTGACTCTTAATCAGGGATTTATGGGGGTTAGTATTATATCACTGTGTTAAAGCTTAGTTAAACGCTTTTCAATTTCTCGCTCAAGATACCATCGTGCTTTTGTTAGATCCTCAATACCTCCATCATTGTTTTTAAGGTCAGCTCTCCAGATGTATTTAATGGCATTACCCAAGTTAAATCCCATGTGTTCAGTGACTTGTATACACTCAATACCACTAGGATGAGACTTGTAATGGTTCGGGTTGATCGAACTAGATTTTAGTTCATTTATACTAAATGTTGGTTCAATTTTATTCATTAGTTTCTACCGCCATTATATTGTTAATTAATTCATTTCTTAGGGCGTTAACTTCAGGCAATGATCCTGTAGTGTGAAGAAATACTGCACAAGACCCCTTAGTTCTGCCAAGCAAAGCCTCACAATCTTTCCAAGATACGTGCATAGCCCGTAAATACAAAAGCCGCTCAATATCTTCCTTAGTCCATGACCGCCTTCTTACAACTACACCTTCAACAAACTGCTTTGCTTTTTTCCTATCAATATTAAACTGAGCAGGTATGGTTGGATTAAAAATTATACTCATGATTCATCCTCCTCCTTTGTGCAGTCCCAAGTCTCCTCAACACAAGCACTAGACAGTGCTCGCTTAATGCGATCCTTTGGTCTAGTATCCTCTCCAACAGGAGGGCTATTAAATATGCGATCAAAGTTGTCTGAGAAGTTCTTATTCATTGCTTTACTTACTGGCTTATCTTTAGCACTCATTTGTCTTTTCTCCCTGTAAAATATTTATCTGGTCTTACAACGTAATTACCTTTCTCCATAACTATCACAACCTTCTTTAAATCAGGGCAGTGTACAGCCACATGGCGGGGTGATACTGACTTATATACAAAGCAAATGCTTAATTTATTAGCCTCAAAGTCTTGGATTAATCTCATGGCTCCTATAGATACCGACCTGTCTTCGGAATACCTAAGTACGTCTAACATATCTTTATCCTTATACTTCCAGACTGTTTCGGCTTTTGTCTTATCTGAATACATTTGGCTTGCTGATATTGTCCTTCCGACAGCATTGCCTCCATACAACATATACCCATTCTCGTTGGTTGTAGCTCTTGCAGTAGTCATTAGTAACTCTCCATTTCATTAATATAGTGATTCTCAATTGCTTCATCGTCATACTCTGACAAAAACCTAGCCCATATTAATTCATTAGCATGGGCCTTTGCTTCATAGCCATCTACTAGCAACATTGCAAACACTTCGTCTTTGTCTTCGCACATCATATCTTCTAGTAAGTCATAAACAGTAACCTTGCTATCGTTAATAGACACGTTACCAGTGACAACTAGCTCGGTAAATAATTCATCTCTTGTTTCAAGGATGGTTGATTCTGGCACTTCCAAATTGAATATCTTCATTTCAGTCTCATTTATTAGTTGCGATTCGATAACTCATCATACTCCGTTTTAATAACATTGCAATACCTTCTTGTATTATTTTTTGCACATTAGTGTTTACAGCTCATTACAATAAGTATAGAATGGTTGGGCTTTATAAGTAAAAGGAGTATTAATAATGAATCAAAGCGAATCAATTGAAGAGCTATCTAAAGCGTTATGCTTAGCCCAGGCAGAAATGGGAGGAGCTATTAAAGATAGCAAAAACCCGTTTTTTAAATCGACCTACGCTGACTTGGAAAGCGTTATAAAAGTTATTAAGCCAGCGTTTGCAAAGAATGGTTTATCTTTTGTACAACTGCCCGTGACATCAGAAGGTGGCAAGGGTGTTGGCGTATCTACTATGTTGATGCACAATTCTGGTCAATGGATACAAGGCGAGTTTTTATTGCCTATGGAGAAAGTGACACCACAGGGGGCTGGGTCAGCAATAACCTATGCTCGGCGTTATGGACTTACAAGCCTTGTCGGTATTCCACAGGTAGATTTGGATGCTCAAGACATATCAGTTCAGCCACCAGAGCCGCAAGGAAAGCGGGTTAGTAAGTCTTTGGCACAGTCTGTAGTTGCGCTGGTAGTATCAAGCCACGCTTCTGGAGAAACGAGTGAGCTAGTAGAGGCTTTAGCTGAGCTAGATGAAAATGAAAAGCAGGTCATCTGGCGACAGTTGACAGGGAAGCAGCAAGAATTTGTGAGGCTGACTAAGGAGATGTAACATGAGTGAAGTAACCATTACAATTAAAGATGTGTTGGATGGCGATTCTAGAGGGGTTACGCTCGGCTGTGAAATTGAAGATAGTAATATTGATAGTTTAGCAGTGTATTTGGCTGAAGCTATTACTAGATTTTTAAATGAAATACTAGACAGCGACTTTGCTGATTTAGAAAACGATAAGGTGCATTAATATGAGCAACTATGACAACAACAACCGTGGATCTATCTGGAAGAACGAAGACCGTAAGTCTGAGACTCATCCACAGTTTAAGGGAAGTGCAGAAGTGAATGGCGTTGAATACTGGGTATCTGGATGGTTACGCAAAGCAGACGCAAACCCAAAGGCTCCTGCCATGTCATTTAGCTTTACCGCTAAAGAACAACAGTCAGCACCTAAGCCAACACCTTCACCAGGAATAGGTGAAAATGATTTAGACGACATACCTTTCTAGCAGGCAAAAAAAGGCCCACTTGTTTAAGGTGGGCTAAGTTTGTCGAGGAGTATTAAAGTCAATATATCATAAAAAGGGGAATTAAGCATGAAAGTAGATACGGGTGCCTCATTAAGAGTAGCACAGGCCAAGTTTAAGGTCACGGGTAGTGATCTAGCAAAAGCTTTTAAAGTGCATCCACAGCAGGTTATTAGATGGCGCAACAGTACAGATATGAAAATCTCATTAGCCACTAACCTTTCGGCGCATTTTAATATTACATTAGCAGAGTTTATCTCAATGGGTGAATCTAATGACTGAAGTATTTGTACGACTCACCCATGAACTTCCCGCTATTGTCTGTTTCTGTATCGCTGGCTTACTGGCATATAAAAGCATTGACGGCTGGGGCTGGCTCATGCTGGTAGGTTTATTGGTAACAACTTCTCACGGAATAAAAAAATAAGGAGCAAAACAATGGCTGATCTAAAGTTTACCGTTACAGTAGATAACGTCAAAGCAGAAATGCTCAAAGTCTGGGACATGGCTAACAAGGGCTTGAAGAGTGGCGAGGCTGTTATTGTTACTTTGGGTCGAAGCAAAGGGTCAAGGTTGCAGGAACAATGTTATCACGCTCAGATTGGTGACTTTGCCAAACAGGTAAAGCCAATGGGTAATAAGCATGATGAGAAAGCTTGGAAGGAATTACTGGTATTTGACTTTGCTAAAGAGAAGTTAGCTATGGGTTTGCCGCTTAAAGATGGTAATTCATGGGTGCCTAGTCTTTGTGGTACGGCAATGATACCAAGTAGACCGCCAACCAGTGGCTTTAACAAGGACGTTAGGTCGGAGTTTATTGAGTTCCTGAATGCCAAGGCTATAGAGTATGATGTGACCTTCTCTGATAGATCGATACAGGCTTACAAAGGACATATGGAGGCCAATGGCTAACTCTAAGAAGCGATGTAGATGCTGCAAATCATACGCCCTAGTTGAGACAGGTATAACTGTCCCTCTGGGGTTTTTCTGTTCTATGGATTGCGTAGTGGCTCATAGCAGTAAGGCTGGTAAAGTGGCATCAGTTAAGCGCAAGAAGCAAACCCTTGCCAAGCTAAAGGAATCTGTTAAAACAGCCTCAGAATGGCGCATAGAAGCCCAGGCAGCATTTAACGCCTACGTCAGATACCGTGATAAAGATCAGCCATGTATAAGTTGTGACGCTTCAGGCGATCATGATGGATTGGGTGGATAC